CTGTTCTCCAAGCTCACACCCGCACAGCGTCAGGGCGCGCTTATGATGAAGGATTTCGAGGAGATGGACATCATGATCTCCCGCAGAGAGGAAGCCATGGCAGCTGAGACACTTCTCACAAACGGCTGCACAATGGTACACATCGCTGACGATGTGAAGGAAGGCGAGGAAGTGCACATCCAGTTCTTCGACGGTGAAAACAACCCCGCACAGTTCACTCCTGACGTGGACTGGGACGAGGCAGGCGCCGACATCCTCGGCGACATCTATGCAGTCTGCGAGCTGCTCGCTGCAAAGGGACTCGCCCACACCGACCTGATCGTAGCGCCTGACGTTGGCTCTGCTATTCTCGAAAACGAGAAGATCCAAAAGCTCCTCGACACCAACAACTTCCACATCGGCGGCGTGGATCCCGCTGTTCTTCCCATCGGCGTGACCAAAATCGCCCGCCTGAACTGCAAGGGCCACGTGGTCGACGTGCTCCAGTATAGCGAGACCTATACTGACGACGAAGGCCAGAACGTAACCTACATCACGGCCGGTAAGGCGATTGTCACAGCTCCCGGCTGCGGCCGCACTCTCTACGGCGCCGTTACTCAGGTCGAGCAGTCTGACGGCCAGTTCCACACCTACGCAGCGAAGCGCGTACCCAAGTATTTCAGCGATGCAAAGGGCAACACCCGCGAGCTCTACCTCACCAGCTGTCCCCTCTGCATCCCCAACAACAAGAACGCTTGGTACGTCATCAACGCGATCAACGAATAAGCGAGAAAGGAAAAAACGCCATGATTAAGATCATCAAAGGCTCCTATGGTATGCGCTGCGGTACGTTCATTCAGGCGATCCCCGCAGGCAGTGATCCCATCGAGCTCACTGAAGAAAAAGAGGAGCGCCTCGTTCGTCTCGGCGTGGCCGAGTATATCACCGCAGTCACCGAAGAGGAGACCAAACTGCCTCCCGACGGCTCTGAGAACAATCAGGAGACAGACGGATCCGAGGACGACGTTCAGCCCACTGAAGGCTCTGAGAACAATCAGGAGACAGACGGATCCGAGGACGACGTTCAGCCCACTGAAGGCTCTGAGAACAATCAGGAGACAGACGGATCCGAGGACGACGTTCAGCCCACTGAAGGCTCCGAAGCTGACACTCAGGACGTGATCGTCGACGAGTGCCCTGAGTACAATGAGGACATGAAGCTCGACGAGCTGAAGCAGATCGCGGCCATGTATGGCGTCGACGCCAGCTCCATGAGATCAAAGAAGGAAGTCATCGAAGCGATCGACGCGGCTCGCGCAGAGTTGCCCGACCTCGATGCTGACACAGTGGTCGAGTGAGCAGTTTCAAAGAAATGATGGCGGCCGATCGTGGCATCTTCCTGAACCTCGACGAGTTCGGTGACGAGCATTTCATCGAAGGCCGAACCATCAAGGCAGTGCTGGATGAGGAGACCTTCGACGAGTCGAAAAAAGGCGAGGGCATCGGCCTCGCTGCCTTCGATCTCGTGCTTTTTGCATGTGTGGAGGATCTCCCAGAGCAGCGACCGTCCGGCGAGAGTCTGAATGTCGACGGAAGAGAGTGCACCATCATCTCGTGGAGAACAGACGGCGGCATAGCGACGATATATCTGAGCCATCAGATGGCAGGATAAGGAGGCAATGACATGACGATCGTGCAGGGCATCGAAAGAGTGACGGACTGGCTCAACGAGTCAGTCTGCCCGAAGATAAAGCTCAAACTTCCGGACGACAAAAACAACGGCGAAGGCTACGAAGAGAAGTTCGTCAACCCGACGGCCTTCGCTATGTATCAGCCGGGCAAGGATAAGCTCCCACCCGGTGTGATCGCTCCGTTCCCTTCCGTGGTCGTGCAGCTGCTCGAAGGCAGCGATGACATGATCGCAGGCAACGGACGGATGAAGCTCCAGCTCAGCTTCACCGCATGGAACCCCGGCAACCATATCGGAGATCTAACACGAGCAACCGAAACGACAACGGCACAAGGTTCCGAGGATCCCGGCGTTCAAATCGGTGGCAACGCCTCCGAGCAGTCGTTCGCGCGAAATGCCGAAGGCTGGAAGGATGTCTGGATGTTCGTGGATCGTTCGCTCCGAGAAATCGAGAACGCCGAGTACCTCAACGGCCTCAGAGTCGTGAAGGAGCTCACCATCACCTACGGACAATTTCAGCAGGAAGGTCAGATCTCTGACCTATATCCCTACTGGGGCGCGTGGGTGATCTTTACCATTGAGAGAGGGCTCGCCAGAACCGGCGCAGCCTACTCAGAATTTTTATAAGGAGGCAAAACCATGTCAGAATATAAATATGGCGTCTACGGCGTGATCGGCAACGACATCGCCCAGAACGCCGCGCAGGCGGGCATGGCTGCGGTGTACTTCGGAACCGCGCCCGTCAACCTTCTGGCTGATTATACCGGCGCGGTCAACACTCCGGTGAAAATCAGCAACCTGAGCGACGCTCAGAAGAAGCTCGGCCACTTCTCTGACTCCGCAAAGTGGAAAAAATACACCCTCTGCGAAGCCGTGGCCGCTCATTTTGCCAATAAGAACGGCAACGTCGGCCCGATCTACGTGATCAATGTGCTGGATCCTGCAAATCACAAAGCGACCAGCAAGACCACCACGAGCCTGACATTCGCCAACAAAAAGGCAACCATCACGGCCGACGACATCATCCTCAAATCCTTCGCGATAGATGACAAGACGCTCGGCACTGACTACACTCTCGACTACAACTTCGAGACCGGCATCCTGACGATCACAGACAAGGGCAAGACTGCGATGACCACAATCTCCGCGTCCTACGACACGATCACCAGCGTGACCGGGAATGATGTTATCGGCAAAGTAAACACTGACGGATCCGTGAGCGGCATCGCAGCGCTCAAACTGGTATATCAAAACTGCAACGTGATCCCCACATACCTCGCAGCGCCCGGATGGACTGATCAGACAACTGTTTACGACGCACTCGTGGCAGCTTCTCAGAACATCAACGGCCACTGGTGTGCATTTGTCTATGCAGACCTTTCGAACGCTATAAACACGATCGATGGAGCAATAGCAGTTAAGCAGAGCACCTACACCTCCGGCTTCTCAAAGGTGTACTGGCCTATGGTCAAGGATGGAAGCACGATCTACCACCTCGCAACACTCGCGCTGGTGGAGAAGATGCGCTGCGATCTGGCGAACGACAACATCCCCTTCGAGACTGAGGGCAACAAAGCAATCCCTGCGACCGGCCTCTACATCGGACCCAACGGAACCGGCAACGGCTTCGACAAGGCTGAAGCGAACAAGCTCACCGCTGCCGGCATCTCCACCGCAATCTACTGGGAGGGCAACTGGAGAGTATGGGGCGACCACACTGCTGCATACAGTCACGGCGGCAACCACAAAGTTCGCGAGATCTTCGACGTGAACATGCTGATGCTGCTCCATATCGTGAACTCCTTCCAGAAGGAGTGGGGCACCACCATCGACAAGCCCATATCTCTGGCGCTCCGCGACACGATCCTGAACCGCGAGCAGGAGAAGCTCGACGTCCTTGTGGCGAAGGGCGCTCTGATCGGCTCTCCTTCCGTCGAGTTCCTCGAAACAAACAACACGACGGACAACATGATGAACGGCAGTTTCAGATGGGATATCCGCGCAACTATCGCGCCTCCTCTCAAAGCTGCGACCGGCGTCGTGTGCTACACTGACGCGGGATTTACTTCACTTCTGGGAGGTGAAGAATAATGGCATGGCAGGATAAGAAGAACGCAGTGCTGGCTGATAGCTGCTACTGCGACAACCAGCTTGCAGCGCAGGACGTCTCCGTGACTCTCCCCGCCGTAAACTTCCTCACATCTGAAGTGAACGCGATGGGAACTCTGGAGATCATCCTCCCCGGCCTGATCGAGGCCATGGAGGCAACGATCACAAAGGTCGGCATCGACCGCGGACTCAGTCGCATGATGACACCCCAGAAGCACAATTTTGAGTTCAGATGGGCTCAGAACGTGCTGAAGGGCGACGGCACAACCGCACCCGAAGGCTGCAAGGCCTTCGTCACCGGCGTCCCCAAGGGTATCCCCGGCTTCGGTCTGGAAATCGGCAGCAACATCGAAGGCGAAGTAGCTCTCGGTGTTTCCCGTTATCAGCTTTTTGTCGGCGGCACTGAGATCTGCTGCATCGACAAGCTCAGTCAGATCTGCCGTATCAACGGCGTCGACTATTACAGCAAAATCGCGTCTCTGCTTTAATTAACAGCCCCCGGATGCTCTCTGCTCCGGGGGCTAATTCATGAAAGGAAGTGCAACCACATGGAAACCATCAAACTCAAAAACCCCATCAAGATCAACGGCAAAGAAGTCGCAGAGCTGACCTACGACGTGAATGAAATCACGCCCTCCGGCTTCGCTGAGGCTGAGTACCGCAAAACCAGAGCCAACGGCTCCAAGGGAGCGCCCTCCTCTGCCGCTGTCGAGCTGGACTACTCGCTGCACCTCTACCTCGGCTTCGCTGCGATCCTCGCAGTGAACCCTGAGTACGACTTCAACGATCTGGAGCGTATCAAGGGCGCCGACGTCATGGAAG